GAGAAGTTGAATCTATTCCTCGATAAGAACTATCGAGTCGCCACAAGTATATGGGGTGCGAGGATGGGACTTTCTCATGTAGCGTTCCTGAAGTTCATCAATGGTGACACAAAGCCACACAGAAAGACGATAGGTATTATTGATACGTTTATCAGTGATATAGAGAATACTGTTAAGAGAATTGATCCTGCTAAGTGTGAGACGTGTGGTAATGAGCCGGACGAGACATACTATGTAGATTGGGGTGATGGGATACCCCACTGGGTCTGTTTTGAGCACATTAAGAAATAATTAAACGATGAGGATGGGGATGAGACATAAGCATGTATTGCATGACAAAGAGTTTGAGGTAATTTGCTGTGAAAAGGCGGAAGATGACGGAACGTGTACAGAAGAAGGATGTTATTACAAGGACCCGTCCTATTCTCATCTATTAGATATTTTATTTGATATAGATAGTGATAAGGCTGAAAAAAAACGTAGTAAACTAATGAATTATTGCGATCGGGCTAATTTAAACAATCTTGATTTACTGGCAGCTGGTTTAGAGTTGCTAGATGAGAAGCGTGCAGTTTTTTATGAATGGAATGACGATCCAGAAGAAATAAAAAAACCGACTCGGGATCTCATTAAGCGTTGTTATATTGTTTTTGAAATGTTTGTAAACAATGAAGCAATAAAAAAAATAATAGCTAAATAAATAGAAAACCCCGGCGTTTAATCCGGGGTCTTAATTTGCAGTGAGGTGAGATTGATCTCTCACCCCCATTTGTGATACTCTTACAGTCGACAAAAACAAAAGAGTAAAACCATATATAACCAACAAGTAACCGAAAGTTATATAAACAACAGGATTCAAATGTACCAGTCTTCCCCTCAAAGTCAAGCAAAAACTCCCAGAAAGAAACACTTTTCCCCTAATCGTGCGATGCGCCGTATTCTCATCGTGCGCCAAGTGTTTGGATTTATAGCTTCCCAGCGTACTGATTCATGTAGAAAGATATTAGAGTTTTTATTACGTCTGGCAGTTCTACACGAAAAGGTGTTTCCTTCTCAGGAGACTATTTCTAAGTTTGCTGATATTAATCGAGAGCAAGTCAATCGTCTTTTACCCAAGCTTGAGGCTGCTGGATTATTGCGGGTGCATAATCGTGGATGGAATACATGCCTTTATGAACTTCCCTCCAAGCTCTTCTCGGTACGGGCGCTTACTGCCCTGTCAGGGCTCTTTCCCTGGATGAAACAAGTAGCCTTTTTAGGCCTTATTGCTTCCAATTCTAGCTCTGGAACAGTACAACGCACACCTATATTAGAAGAATGTTTAAGATTTAATAAAGAGAGTATATATACAGAAGAAAGGGTATGGCGTGGAGTAACTCGCTCATGTAATTTAACTAAAAAAAGCAGGAGGGAGATGGTGAAAGAGATATCCGACCCATTTATCAATCAAATGGGCGCACATTACGGGTTTACGGACTATGGTAAGCTATTGTTTGTATGCTTTGAGAGTGATACAATACGTCGTGCTTGTAAGGAGTTTCATGCTCTTAAGGATACAATCAAGCACCCAGTTAAATGGATATGGTTTAGATGTAAGACCCTTTCAGAAAAAGAAAATAAGACTGTTGATTATATGAAGATGCACCTCATGATTAAAGCAGCTGGATTTAACCAGGGCGACATTTTGATGATGTCGGACAGGGACGCTCAACCTAGATTTGAGGAAGAGAATTCCAACAAAGGGGAAAGCTTTAATGTTCCCCTTACAGAACTTCAACAAAAAAGAGCTTCTCGCTTTATGGATATTCTTACTAAGTCAGATATCAATAGCTTGACATGAGTAGTTTAATAAGTTATGATAGTAATAGATTAAGAGTTTAACTATAACTATTAGGGGTTGAGATGACAGAACGATTCGTGTGTGAAAAAGGGAAGCTTTGGAAAGACTGGTGTCGAGAAATTGAGTTCAATAAGGATGAGCATGGTAGGGAAACCCAAAAATGTATTACGTCACATGTTGAGCCAGTCAGGTCAATTTTAGGAGGCCTTGAAAGATTAGGACATATAGCCAATGGATGCAACTACGGCCAACCTGATGGCCCTGATGACACAGTAAAGGAGTGCGATTGTGAATAAGCGAGTTACCTATTCAATTGAACTAGATCGAGATTTACACAAGAAGCTCAAGTTTATAGCCTACGATAATGAGACTTCAATGCGTACTTTTATTATTAAGACACTCACAGACGCAGTAGATAAGTCCGATAATAAGGGCATTACAAAGTAAACATGCTAAATGAGTGTAATTAATGTATACTAATTGTGAGGGCTCTAGTGATATTAATAACAAACCGTGAGATGTCAGTTAGTACCGAGCCCTCGTAAGCTGTGGGGCTCGTTTAGCATCACGGGCCCCTTATTAAGGAGTAAGATGAAAGCAGTTACTAAACGTAAGCCTAGAGCCAAAACAGTGCGAGCACAGCGAGAACAAACTAGCCACCCTACCAAAAAGAATCTCGGTATGTCATTATTTCGGGCAACACGCTCAGACTACCGATCCATACTCTCATGGCGGGAAAAGGGACTTAACAAGCAGTCCAAGGAAGCGCTTATGCAAGAGTACGCTGAGTGGGCTGATCATGATGAAGCTATCGACTACTTAGACTTCCTCAGTGACATTGGAGTGCCCTTCAATACCTTCTGTGATTGGTACCAACGTAACGCTGATTTGAAGGAACTGCATATCTATGTAAAGCAAAGGATTGGAGCACGGAGACAGAACCTTGCGTTCTTTGCCAAGAAGCACGGTGCTGATTCTGGAGCTATACGTAGTACCTTGAGGAACTTCCATCCTGATTGGAGAGAAGCACACGATGAGGACGTGAAGAATAAAGAGAGAGAATCTGAGGGTAATGTAACAGTAGTGTTAGAGAGAATAGAATCAACTGATGTACCGGAGATAGATGGATGAAGATAGAGATACGAATAGCATGGGCTTTCTGTTTCATTCTTATTACTACGATCGCCTTCATGGGGATATCGATATTTGTTTTAGAAAAGATAATAAATTATTTGTGGTAATGACACAGATATACCGGAGATCGAATGATAAATATTTTCTTGAGTATAGCAATTTCTAGTGTAGTAGGTGGTATTATAGGGGCGCTTTTAGTTAATAAGCTTCTGGGAGATTGATGGATGAATGAAATAGACCCATTTAAAGTGTTTTTTGTCTTTTTTATACCACTGCTCTGCCTAGGGATGGTTATGACCGCCTGGAAGTGTTACATGCTCATCAAGTATGGGCCACAGGTAGTAGAGTCAATTGTAACTTACATCGAAGGATTATCATGAAGCTAGAAGACTTTGTTTCTGAGGCGCTAAGAGAACTTGTTAAAGCAGGTGAGACAGGAGAGGTTAAGTTGGATATATGGGTGAAGCCAAATGAGGATGGAGATATAATAGTTCTTTCCCCGGCTCCAACTGATGCTAGTAATATCAAGTTCTCTGTGATGATTGATTCATGACACCTCACACCAAGTTCTGCCACAAGTGTAAGCAGAAGATATCTGGCTCTACGTACTCATGGAGTGGTCCGTATGGATATGGGCATATCAAGTGTAAGGATGATGAGTGAAGTGGATTAGCGTTAAAGATGAGATGCCTCCCTTAGATGAATGGGTCGTTTTATGGGATCCGGAATGGGAGAGTTTTAAAAGTAATCCTCCTGCCAGCACAGGGCGACGATATGAATTGGATGAAGAAAGTAAACAGTTGGCTAAAGCTGATGGGGTTGATCCAACCGATCAGTACTATACCTGTTGCTTTACTCCCTCTCACTGGATGCCACTCCCCTCTAGCCCAAAGGATGATGAATGAATATATTTACTAAGGTTATTTTAGCAGTACTTCCAGGTTTAATTATTGGCCCTATAGTGGGTGTTGTCATTGTACTTTGCAGAAAAGGAAGATGATGAAATGGATTGACGTAGAAAAAATGCTTCCTAAAGAAAGAGAACGAGTGTTGATGTACCATGCAGGATTAAATGACATTGATATGGGAAGTCTTTCTTACATGGATGAAGATAAGCCAATATTTGCATACTATGGAGGACATCCTACGCGTGGTATTACCCATTGGATGCCACTCCCCCTTAGCCCAAAGGATGATGATCTCGTTCCTCGTAACTCCTTGATAAATATAGTAGCCCATCATGAGTTTGACTCACCCCGAGATAAAGAATGGATAACACACATACTGAAATCAATTCCAAAGGGATAACAAGTGAAACGATTACGCGGAGCTATTTTTATAGATTGGAAATGGGAAAGAGACTATTCGCGGTGTAAGTGTGGAATAAAAAAGGAAGATTTTATTAGTATAGAAATTCTTCCAAAGAAAGAAGGGTACTATCTTGCTGAGGGTATGAGTGAAAATTGGGATGGCGCTGATTGTCATTGTCTTTACATATATTTTGATGGGAAAAAATTTCATAGTGAATCAAATATTGAAGTAGAAGGACACTGGGGAGATATGGTTTCTTTATGGTCTGCCTATGACTATATCCCTTCTTCTTACACAAAAACTCCTGATGAAAATATTACTTACAGACCAGAGGATGAACTATGAAACGATTACTATTACTTACCTTTCTCCTACTTCTCCTCCCTCTTCACGGATGTGATAAAGCTCCTACAGTTGTCTCCAAAGTATCTACAACTCAATCCTACACATTGTCCTCAGTTCCTTCGTACTGTTTTAAAGGCACACACTACACAGCTTCATACTACGAGTGTGATGCCGCAGCACTCCGTAACCACATCCATCTCATAGCTTACTTTGTGAAAGCAATAGATGCTTCTCAGGCTACACTTCTCAAGATAACCAAGCATGTGTTCGAGAATGGCGCCATAAGCATCGCTGCTGTGCTTTCTGAGTCACATGCTACGATCCATACCTATCCAGAATTGAATGCTGTCTTCGTTGATCTATTCACTTGTGGTGATAAGTGCGATTGGAAGTCTTTTGAGGAAATACTAAAATCTACACTTGAGCCTGATAAGATACGCAGAAAGGTGAGAGTGAGAAAGTGAGCGAAAAAGAAGAACGAAAAAAGTTTATAAAAGAGATGGCTGAAGATCAAACAGCTCGCATATTAGGCCTAGATGATCTCCAAGATAAGTGGATTCAAGGGGTTGCTTTAAGTGGTTATTTAAAACACTTGTACGAGGAATATGATATCCAACCCAGTGATCTATGGCAAAATGATGAATTTGAGAAGAACGTTAACGCTTTAGTGAAAAAGAATATTAAAGATACACAGGAAGATGAGGACTAAGCTATGACAAAAATGATTCAACTTCCTGAAACAATACGCGCTACTGATGTTATTGATGAGAGGTTGATAGTAGTAGGCTCTGATCATATTTATGAAGTGTTTCAAGATGAAAATGGTAAGCCTTGTTACAAAGAAATAGCTTCGATTCTTAGTGGTACTCAGGAAAGTAAGGACTAGGCGATGAAATGCTACTCCTATCTATTTTATGAGCCGAGTGGGCGCCCTGGTTTCAGGCTCATAGGTTCCTTTCTCTGTTTATGTGGTCCAGGCTTTGTTTTAAAATGAGCACTAAGTGCTTCCTCTACAAAGCTGCGTAGCGATTCCTCTGGAGTCCAATACACATACGTTTTAATACTATTCAAGAGCTTACAATCGATTGATACTGTAATCTTTTTCTTTATATTGCTTGCCATAATCCACTCTCCGTTTCTTCTATTGTTTCATTGAGCTGATAGTCCATAAGCTTAGACTGAATAGCTGATATATCCATTTTAAAGTGAGCCATGAGTTCATCGATTGATTTACCTGATTGGCAAAATCTTACAAACGGATCATTAATTTTAAGATCTTTTACGATAGGCTTAGATTTTTTATTTGTACTTCCACTTAATCCATCCGTTTTAAGGAATGCGTTCCAATTATATTTACTATTCTCTTTGTTTACTTCATATACGACTTCTTTACCGCGTGCAGCAAAGAGAGAAAAGAATGAACTTACAAAGAGTCGCGCTCGAAGCTCATTGTCTTTAAACAAAGATAAATTAACTTTAGTACTTGATACCGCTTCTATAACAGCTTCCATAGCTGCGTCTTCTCGCAGGTATGCACGATCGGGGTGAAGATCTTTTTTAACTTTAGACTGAGAGCATCGATAGTAGTTAATCCCTTTATGTTGCTCTCCGGTGTAGAGAGCTCCACAGTTAAAACAGCTGATGCATCCACGAAAAAGAAACTTTTTACCACGGTATTTAGTGGTCTTTTTCCTGTATGAGTTCAGTATCCTATTGCATTCCTCCCACAGCTCAATAGGGATAAGTCGTTCAAAATCGTGGCGATATTCTTTCTCTTTAATGGTCGTTATCCCAATGTAGTACTTGCTCCTCAGTATTTTATGTACCGAGGCGCGACTAACCCATATTTGATGTTTTTGTCCAAGCTTTTCTACCATCTGATCAAGGCTGTATACAGCGGTTGAATAGTAGTTAAAGAGATCTTTTACATAGAGAGAGGATGCAGGATCAGGTATCGCTTTTTTAATACCATCAATCATCGCAATCTTATAACCCAGCGGAGGCTTATGGGTTACCATCCCTCTTTGAGCCATATTGTGGGCTAACTCTTTATGCCACTGGTTATCTTTAACTATTTTGGTCATGCAAATATCCATTTTTATGTTTACCTGCTATCAGTATAACATTACCAGCAATACTTGCAATACTTGTATATTGATATATTCTTATATGTATATGATATAGGGAGCATTATGATCACAAAAGTATATTCAAGCACGGTTATTGGTATTGAGTCTCATCTTGTTACAGTTGAGACTATTCTTCATAAGGCTAAGAAGTCACGATTCCATATTGTAGGAATGGGTGATAAGGCTATTCAGGAGAGTAAAGAGCGTATTTATGCTGCTCTAGAGAGTAATAATATCTTTTTAAGGGAGCATGAGATCAATGTAAACCTTGCCCCGGCTGATTTAAAGAAGAATGGTTCACTGTTTGATTTTCCTATCGCAGTCTCACTACTACGATCTATAAGTGCTATTTCTATTTCAGAATCGTTTCTTGATAATACCTTGATGGTGGGTGAGCTTTCATTTGATGGGGCGTTACGAGGTGTGCATGGAGTCCTGTCTATGGCTATAAATGCCCAAGCACATGGCAAGAATCGTGTAATAGTTCCTTATGACAATTATGCTGAGGCTTCCCTTATTCCCGACATTGAAGTAGTTGGTGTGAGGAGTATTCAGGACTTTATTCGTTACCTTAAAGATCCAAAATGGAAGCAATTGATTCCAGATAAAGAAATTGCTGAAGAAAAAACAACGGTGGATTTCACTGATGTTAGTGGGCAGCGTCAAGCAAAGCGTATGCTTCAAATAGCAGCAGCTGGAAATCACAACATGATAATGGTTGGCCCTCCTGGATCAGGTAAGACAATGCTGGCAAAGTGCTTTCCTACAATTATGACTGATATGACGCAAAGACAGATAATTGATACTACTCGTATTTATTCATCTTCATCTCAGATAAGTGGCAATAAACTACTCATAAAGCGACCATTCAGATCTCCTCACCATGGAGTATCGCAGGCGGGTATGGTAGGGGGTGGATCACCACCAAAAGCAGGAGAGATCAGTCTGGCTCATAACGGTGTTTTATTTCTTGATGAACTTACCGAGTTTAAGAGGAGTGCGATTGAGGCGCTAAGGCAGCCAATGGAAGATGGAGTTATTACGATATCACGTGCTCAGTCGTCTATTACGCTTCCGGCGCAGTTTATTTTAATGGCTGCTCTTAATCCATGCCCATGTGGATACCTAGGGGACTCTAAGAGAAATTGTAACTGTTCGTCATTGACCATCTACTCCTACCTTAGGAAGATCTCTAGCCCTTTTCTTGATCGTATTGATCTACAGATATTCCTACAGACTATTGAGTTGAAAGAAATACGTGATAAAAGCTCTGATCTGTCATCAGCAGAGATACGTAAGACAGTTGTAAAAGCACGCGCCATACAATCGACACGTTATAAAACAAAAGAGCTTTGTAATGGACAGCTTAGTGCAAATCAAATTGATCACTATTGTAAGCTTACTGAAAATGCACAGAACATATTAGATTTTGCGTTTGATAAGTTTCAAATGAGCATGCGTAGTTATCACAAGATTATTAAAGTATCACGTACGATAGCTGATCTTGGAGAAAAAGATATTATTGAGGAAATCCATATCAAAGAAGCATTAATGTATCGTGCTATAGAGCACAAGTTAACCCAACTTAAAAGCAGGATGTAGATGGATAAAGACTTATGCATGCATGGTGAAGTTATGATAGGTAAAGACGTTGTTACCTTTCATGGGCACACTAGAGCCGAACTTTTAGATGAGTTAGATAGATCACTAGATGAATATGATGACATGTTAAAGGATAATGATGACGCATGAACGTATGTTTGATATATCAATTACATTTATACTAGTTTTTTTATTAATTGTTGGGGTTGTAGCAATGCGGCCATGGTACATAGTTGATCCTGGATTTTCAGCTGTGCATACTCGACTCGGCAAGATTAAAGGCACCCATATTGATTCTGGCTTCCATTGGATGATTCCTTTAGTTGATTCTATTACTCCTCTAGACATGCGAATAAAGAAATCTGTTATTAAGACTGAAGCATTCTCTCATGATTTACAGGTTATTGATGTAGAAGTTGCTATCAATCACCGCATTAAAGATCCTGAGCTTGTCTTTAAGGACATTGGACCTTCATATGAACAAACAGTAATTGATCCATTTACTCAAGAATCAGTAAAGGCGGTCATTGCTAAATTCACTGCAGAAGAACTAACTCAGCAGAGAAATAATGCAAAAGAGATGGTAAAAGCTGATCTTAAAAGTGCTCTTGATCTGGTCCATATACATCTGGTTGATTTCAACTTTATCCATGCCGACTTTCATGATGATTTTATACGAGCGGTAGAGCAAAAACAGATCGCAGAACAAAGTGCAAAGAGGGCAAAGTTTGAGACTGAGTCAGTAAAAGAGCAGGCTATTCAGATTCAAGCGCGTGCAGATGCAGAAGCCTATTCTCTTAAGGTTAAAAAAGAGATGGCAACTCCGCAGCTTGCTCTTTTAAAAGCAATAGAGAAATGGGATGGGCATTTGCCTCGAATAATGAGCTCAGACATTTCTACCTTTTTAAAGGAAGATAACTTCTCAAAATAGCCAAATAATAGTTCACACGCTATAATCCTGCCAAAGGAGTAGCGTGTGAACATAGAAACAAAGATAAAGCTTGATCGCTTTAAGCCCCGCTCATATCAGCGTCAGGTATTAGACGCTCTTTTCAATAAAAACTACAAACGCTTACTTACCATATGGCCGCGACGTGCGGGCAAAGACATAGTCGGGTGGAACGCAATTATCCGAGCAGCTTTACAAAAAGTGGGGGTGTATTTCTACTGTGCCCCCACTTATTCTCAAGGTCGTAAGATCATATGGGATTCTATTTCTAATGATGCCGTTAAGTTTCTAGACTTCCTTCCAAAAGAACTCATTGACCGTAAGAACGATCAGCAGATGAAGATCCATCTCAAGAACGGTTCTCTCATCCAGGTGATTGGGTCGGATTCATATGACAACTCCATCGTTGGCTCTAACCCTCAAGGTATTATATTTACAGAGTGGGCGTTATCTGATGAACGCGCATGGCAGTTTGCTCGTCCTATTCTCATGGCTAATGATGGGTGGGCTATCTTCAACTCAACGCCAAGGGGAAAAAATCACCTCTGGGCTATGTATCAGCTTGCACAGTATTCACCACAGTGGTTCTGCCAGAAGCTTACGGTAGATGATACGAAGCATATAGATATTGAGACAATTCAGCGTGAACGTGCTTCAGGAGAGATGTCTGAAGATCTCATCCAACAAGAATATTATACCAGTTTTGAAATGGGTGTTGAGGGTTCTTTCTATGCTAAGTATATCGATAACATGCGCCTTAAGGGGCAGATATCCCAGGTTCCATACGAGGTAAGTTTTCCTGTTCATACTGTATGGGATATAGGAGTACGTGATAGTACCTGCATCATATTCTTTCAGATTGTAGGACAAATTGTTCGTATTATTGATTGCTATGAGAAGAATAAAGAGGGCCTTGAGCATTATGTACAGATACTAGAGCATAAGAAAAGTGAAAACGGATGGATATGGGGTAAGCATTATGCGCCTCATGATATTGCAGTTACGGAATGGGGCACCGGATTATCACGTTTAGAGAAAGCTCTTTCGATGGGGCTTAAGTTTGAAGTGGCTCGTGATAGGCTCAATAAGATGAAGTCGGTCATACCAGCGGTATCAGTGATGGACGGTATTGAGGCGGTGCGCTCAACGCTTTCTAAGATCTGGATTGATGAAGGTAACTGTAAGCCTCTCATTAAAGCACTTGAGAACTATCGCCAAGAATATGACCATAAGCGTAAGGTATACAAGCATACTCCCCTTCATGATGAATTTTCGCACTATGCAGATTCGATGAGATATCTCTGCTTGGCTCTTAAGAAGATACGGACAGTTAACAGTAGCCCTGAGGATCTTGAGAAGCGATACCGTCAAGCTGTCTATGGTGGGAGTCATAATGATTTCTTTAGTGGAAATAATAATTCGAGATGGTGATTGAATAAGAAGGATGAAAATGGAAGACAGAACTACAACGGATGCAGAAAAATCTACTAAAATATATGTAAAAACAACAGATGGAATAATAATACGCGTAAATGCTATTGAGGCTGATAACTATAAAGTACAAGTTGGTGAAGTGGAGTACTTTATTCAAAGTTTTAGCAATCATGTAAAAGATGAATTCAAATCCGCTGAAGAAGAAAAATTGATGTGGCATGTTGTCAACGAGATTGGTCTCTTTTGTGAGAATCATGATATTAAATCAGATAATCTTCTGAGATATCTTGAAGCAGCTACACCACCAAAGCTCAGATATCGTTCATAAGCTCATGATTTTTGGTGGAAATAATAACTCCAGGTGGTAGGCTCCCATAAACCAGAGGAGTCTTATGAAGTATCTCTTATTACTTTTACCCGTGGTGGTTGTTTTTTCGATATTGGGCTCTGAAGCGGATTCTGAATGCAGTGAATCAATAACGCTTTCATCCCATACTAATCATGATGAGAGCGCTCAACGCGTTCTCTTCTTTCTTTTTGGGGAACGTCCTTCAGATGATATTCAACGCGCGTTTACAAGACGTCTCCAAGACTCAGTTAAACATGATCTTTCAGTCCGTCAGATGGTTAAGACTATAGAGTCTTCTTCTTCTGATGATTCGACCGGTGAAGATCCCATGGTAGAGATAAAGAAGATGCTTCTTGCCGCTATTCATGAAGCAGTTGAGGAAAAGCATCTGGCCGCTGCAGATGCACAGATGCAACTATTAGAACGAGAGCGGCAACTCAGGGTGCAGAAATATAGAATGTGGGCAGCAACAGGGACTGCTGTTACATCAATTTGTGGGGTCATCACAACCCTGTTTGCCTATAACTTGACTTGATATATCTTACTGAGCGTTTTAGTATGCTTTCTGAAACCTACTTGTAGAAAAAAGGGAGTGTGGTATGTCATTGTTTCCAGATCAAGGCCCAAATTTTAATGGTGAGAATGATATCATCCTGAAAAGGATGGAGAAATTCTATACTGAAGCAGTTACAATTAACCAATCTCAGTGGTCTGAGGGTGATATTGACTGGCGCTTCTATTCTGGCGACAAAACTGTATGGACTGAACTCTACGGAAACATGGCTCCTCTTCAACGTAAGAACTTTAGCTTTAATAGAATCAGACGCATTGTGAGTATGGTTGAAGGATTCCAGAGGCGTAACCGCAAATCAACGATCGTGCTCCCGACAGAAAGCTCTGATCAAGAGACTGCGGATCAGTTCACTAAGATGATGTACTATATCAATAATCGTGAGGGTATTCTTGATACCGTATCTACTTCATTTAAGGGCGCTCTTGTAGCTGGTATGGATCTTTTACAGGTGTATGTTGATTATCGATCCGACCCTGTTTCAGGCGATATAAAAGTTGATAACAATGCCTATAACTCATATCTTATTGATCCATTTTTCCGTAAACCTGATCTTTCTGATTGTAATACTATCTGGAAACGATCATATGTAACCAGACGTGAAGCTATATCCCTCAATCCTTCACATGCTGAACTTATAGAAGGTCTTAACTCAAACGCAACAGAAAAGGGTGGAGATCTTAAGTTTCAGTTTATGCCTGAGAACTATGCCTACTATCAAAAAGATCTTCTTACATATGATGAGTTCTACTATAGAGACTTCCGTAAGCAGAAGATGCTGGTAGACTCTCAAACTGGTGAAACGATTGAATGGAGATCAGAAGATGCAGATGCTCTTAAAGAGTTCCTGGATCTCTATCCACAGATTACTGAAGTACAACAAGAGATACCCACTGTACGCGTAGCAATTGTTATACAAGGAAAGGTCATCTATGATGGGCCGAATCCGATGGGAATCGATTCTTATCCGTTTGTACCGGTGTTCGCGTACTATTCTCCAGAAGTTGCGTACTATCCCCTTCGTGTACAGGGAATCGTCAGAAATTTACGCGACGCGCAGTTTTTATACAATCGTAGAAAAGTTATCGAACTCGATATCCTCGAGTCGCAAGTTAACTCAGGATTCAAATACAAAGAAAACTCGCTTGTTAACCCTTCGGATATTTTCCTTTCAGGACAAGGACGTGGTCTTGCTATTAAGGAAGAAGCGAGTATGGCTGATGTGGAGCAAATACAAGCACCACAGATCCCACCTTCAATGTTCCAGCTGTCCGAAAGTCTCTCACGTGAAATCATGGAAATATCGGGAGTAAACGAAGAATTATTAGGATCTGCTGATGATGATAAGGCCGGCATACTCTCTATGCTTCGGCAAGGTGCCGGTCTTACCACTTTACAGAACCTCTTTGATCAACTCGACTTCTCTCAGAAACTTCTCGGTAAGATAATCCTCGATGTTATGCAGACTAACTACACTCCGGGGAAGATAAAACGTATCCTTAACGAAGAGCCTACTGCTCAGTTCTATAACAAGAACTTTAGTAAGTATGATTGTGCTGTTGAAGAGGGTGCTAATACTACTACCCAGAAGCAGCTTCAGTTTGGTCAGCTTCTTCACCTTAAGGATGTAGGGCTTCCTATACCTGATGATGTGATCATTAAGGCATCTACCCTTCAGAATAAAAATGAGCTTATTCAGTCAATAGAGCAACAACAGCAAGCTCAGCAACAGCAAGCTCAGCAGCAATCTGAAATACAGATGGAAGAAATCAAAGCCCGGACTAACTTAGCTAATGCTCGTGCAGTTGCCGATCAAGGATTGGGTATGGAACGTGTATCTCGAATTGCTGAAAACGAAGCTCTTGCTGGAGAACGTCGTGAAGAAGCTCATAAAGATCACGCTGCCGCTGTCCTTGATATGGTAAAAGCTATGAAGGAACTGGAAGACATGGACATACTCCAAATAGAGCGCCTATTCAATCTATCCAGACAAATAAAAGCAGAAGAAAACGCTACAGAGATAGCATCACAAACTCCTATTTCACAACCTCCCCTTTAGTGGTATGATCCTTCCGTAGATTAGACGTACAACCGTTGCCCACTACTACCAATACGTCGGGCAGTTTCTACTTAAGGAGAGCCACTATGGCTAAAAAACGATACTACCAAGGCGGAGACGACCGCAAAGCTGAATCAGCTGGTATGGAAAAATATGAGCACAAGATGAGTTCACACAAATCGAGCTCAAAAGATATGATGCCTATGTACTCTGATGATTTTGCTGCAATGCCACAAGAAGTGATAAGGCGTGAGTATTCAAAAGATGCTTACATTGGTCGTCCTGAATATGCAGACACCTATGCTGAAAAAGATCGTCAAAATGACAAGATGATCTCAAAGGTTAAAAAACAAGAATTCTACGGAGTATAATATGGCTTTGATGGTACGCCCTCCAGGGAAAGGAAAAAAGATTGCATACTCAATCTTAGGAGTTCCTCCTGCAATGCAAGGACGTCGTCGAACAAAGCAAGATAAGCGTATTCTGTACGATAATAGTTATTAATCTATACCCCGCAAGTATCGTGAGTCTTTTATTTATAGTATTCACCGATACTTGTGGGATGTATTAAAGGAGCTGTAGAGTGGCTGTTAAAAAACCAAAGAAAAAAGTTCAAGTAGCTAAGGGCGTTAAAATATCCCCTAAGAAAGCGAGTGCTCGCCGCAAGAAGGCTGGTCAATCTAATCTTGGTAAGTATTCATCCGTTCCTAAGAAAGACTTTGCCGGCCCCGTTGGCACATTCCCTATAAATAGTTTAGCTCGCGCCAAATCTGCTCTCAAATTAGCGCACAATGCGAAGAATCCCGAATCTGTGAAAAGAAAAGTATACGCTAAGTACCCACAATTAAAGTCTAAGAAAAAATAACTATATCTTTAAAAATCTCGCTGCTCCTCATATCCTTTTTGTACGGGAGGGTTCCTCGCCCTCCCTCTTTTACATTACTAAGCAGAATGTATCAGAGGCCTTATTTGCATTCTTACAGGTAGCGAGAACTTTTTTATAAGAAGCTA